CGAGTTAAAAGAAAAATGGGAGGCAAAGCGTTTCCTGATTTAACTGGTGATGGCAAAGTTACTCGAAAAGATGTTCTAAAAGGACGTGGCGTTAAACTAAAACGTGGCGGGTCTATTAAAAAGAACAAGTAATTATTGTTTTTAGGGGAATTTAATGACTGCTTGTAAGCATTGCGAGCACGAATGCCACTGTGGTCATGGTGGTTCGTGTAGAACGGACGGGTGTGACTGTTTGAATTGCGAGCATAATGCACTTGATGAATTTTGGAAACAACTAGGAGACAAGAATGCCGCTAAACCCAAAAGGTAAAAAGATTTTAAAATCTATGAAAAAAAACTATGGTAAAGATAAAGGAAAACAGGTATTCTATGCTAGTATTAACAAGGGTAAGGTAAAGGGCGTTAAGAGCTCTACAAAAAGGTGATATAATATGGGTGATAGAAATTATAAAATATCTGCTGACGCACCAGTAGAAGAGTACATGCGCTATTTTGGTATACCAAGAAACCAAGCGATTGAGCTAAGAGCTCAAAGAATACTGATGATGGAACGAAGTAAGCAATTACTTCCAAAAAATTATGGTTCTAATGAAGAAAATCCTGAAACAGTAGATTCTGAAAGAGGACGTGCAAACGGTGGCCGTATAGGTTTTCAAGATGGTAAAACTTTAGATTTTGAAGTTTACAAATTTTATTTTATGAATGCTTTGGGCATGGATGAAGAAGAAGCGGAAAAAGCAACAGAACAAGAATTATATGGACCTGATAGTGCAAAACTAAGAGACTCTAAAAAAGGTATTGGTTCAATGATGGCATCAATGGATGATGACTCTGAGCCAAATGCAGAAATAATCGAACCAAGTTTTGATTCTGGTGGGGAACAAGAATTAATGAGAGAAATTGAAACTCAAGGTGGTTTAAGAACAGCAAGCACACAAGATGAGATGGCTGATGCATATGCATTATATGATTCAGCAGTTGAAGCAGGGTTTAAAGGTTCGTTTGAAGAGTTCATACAACTTATGATGATAGAAGCTAATAGAGGTCAAAGTATAAAAGGTGCTGAGGGACTAGCATCATTAAGGGCGTAACATGCCAGTAGATAGAGACATGCCTCTAAAAGAACAAATGAAGTTCGACATTAGAGCACAAGAAATAGAATTTAACGAAGGTGATCCACAATTAGACGCTGATGGTGGTGCTACTATAAATTTTGGTCCACAACAAACAATGATGGGTGGACACAATGAAAACTTAGCTGAACAATTAAGTGACGGCGATCTTGATGTAATAGCAAGAGAACTTTCTGATGCATACGATGGCGATAAAGAATCACGCGGTGATTGGTCATCGACTTATGCTGAGGGGCTAGATTTACTTGGGATGAAATATGATGACCGAACAAGTCCTTTTCCCGGAGCATCAGGTGTATCTCACCCTTTACTTGCAGAATCAGTTACACAGTTTCAAGCACAATCTTATAAAGAATTATTTCCTGCAGGCGGCCCTGTAAAAACACAGATTATGGGAGCAACTAATCCACAAGTTGAATCTCAGTCAAGCCGTGTTAAAGAGTTTATGAATTTTCAACTTACCCACGTCATGGAAGAGTACGAGCCCGAACTTGATCAGATGTTGTTTCACCTACCGTTGTCAGGTTCGGCGTTCCGTAAAGTTTATTTTGATAATACATTAGGTAGGCCCGTTGCTAAATTTGTATCATCAGAAGATCTAGTAGTTCCTTACGATTCAACGGACTTAATGACATGTTCTAGAATTACCCACGTTGTAAAAATGATGGCTAACGATCTACGGAAGTTTCAAGTATCAGGATTTTATCGTGACGTAGAAGTTGGCAATCCACCAGATGATGACCCAAGCGAAATACAAGAAAAAATAGATGAGATATCTGGTAAGAAAAAAGTTTATACAAAAGATGACGTTTATACTTTGTTGGAGATTCATACTAACTTAGACCTTCCAGGTTATGAAGATGCCAATGAGGCAGGCGAAGAAACTGGAATTAGTTTACCGTATATTGTAACTATTGAAGATAATTCCAATAAAATTTTATCTATAAGGAGAAACTGGGCTGAAGGTGACCCACTTAAAATTAAAAAACAATATTTCGTACATTATAAATTTTTGCCTGGTCTTGGCTTTTATGGTTTTGGTCTTATTCATATGCTCGGTGGTCTCACAAAAACCGCAACCTCTGTATTACGACAGCTTATCGACGCAGGCACACTCGTCAATTTACCAGCCGGATTTAAAGCTCGTGGGCTTAGAATACGCGATGATGATCAGCCATTAGTACCGGGTGAGTTTAGAGATGTAGACGCACCTGCAGGTGATCTTGCATCTTCACTAATGACCCTACCTTATAAAGAACCATCACAAACTTTATTTAACTTACTTGGTTTTGTAATTGATAGTGGTAAATCATTTGCAGCTGTTGCTGATATGAAACTTGGTGAAGGTAATGAAGTTAATCCTGTTGGCACAACCATGGCATTACTAGAGCGTGGAATGAAAGTTATGTCTGCGATTCATAAAAGAATGCATTCAGCTCAAGGAAAAGAATTTAAATTACTTGCACAGTTATTTGCAGAAACATTACCACCAGTTTATCCATATCAAATTGTTGGTGGTAACCAAGCAGTCAAAGCACAAGACTTTGACGCACGTATTGATGTTATACCTGTATCTGATCCAAACATTTTTTCAATTACACAAAGAGTAACACTTGCGCAACAACAATTACAATTAGCACAAGCTGCACCTGAAATGCACAACTTGTACGAAGCTTATCGAAGAATGTATGAAGCAATGGGCGTACAAAATATAGAAGCTATGTTGCCTGCTCCGCAACAACCGATGCCAAAAGATCCAGCAACGGAAAATGCTGAAATACTTGCTGGCGCACCTGCTCAAGCATTTCAAGGACAAAACCACGATGCACACATTGAATCTCACTTTGCCATGATGCACAGCACAGTTGTTAAATCGAGCCCTATTGTTATGGCAAACTTACAAGCGCACATTATGCAACACATATCGCTTAAAGCTCAAGAAGAAGTACAAACAGAAGTACAAAGACAAATGCAGCAAATGCCACCTGAACAACAACAGATGATGCAACAACAGATGATGATGGAAGTGCAAGCAAGAATTGCAGAACGTGAGTCACGATTAATTGCAGAATTTGTTGCAGAGTACGAAGAGTTACTTAAAGAAACTGCGTCTGATCCGTTAATTGATTTAAAACGTGACGAACTTAAAGTTAGAACAGAAGATATAAAACGAAAAGGTAGAGAAGCAAATGAAAAACTTGGTTTTGAAAAGAAAAAATTAAATACTAATACTAAAGTTGATCGTGAAAAAATTGATCAACAAAAAGATGCTGTTGCAATTAGATCAGCTATAGCTGCAGAAAAATTAGAAAAAGATTCTATAAACAAAGTTATGGACAAAGCAGAAAAAATTACAGCAAACATGGAAAAAACTACAGCTAATATTATGAAACCTAACGGGAAAATTAAATAGTGTCTAATTTAAAAAATTTAAAGAAAAAAGTTGGTTATGTAGGTCCTACTGTAAGCAATGTTCCTCGTGAATTTGGTAAAGGAGAACATTTTGTAAAACTTGCTTACATTACTCCTGATGAAGCAAAACTTCTTAAAAAAGTTGACATGTATGATAGTAACCCGCCACATACAGGACCTGAAATAAAAGGTATTCCTAACTATAATGACTTTGGGGGTGGAGGAGATTATGGAGGATATAGAAGTGGCGAGGCAATGGGAGCGGCAGAAAGAGGAAATTTTGGAAGCAGAGATTTTCAAGCGTCTGGAATGTCCCGACAACAAGGACAAGCTATTAGAGCAGGTGCTGATTTAGCAGGAGCTATAGGAAATTTTAACAGAGATCAATCTAATCAAAATACAGAAGCAATGTATGCTGCTCAAGAACGATATGATGCTCTTAATACAGACGAGTCACTGTCTGAATCTGAATTAGGTCAAATTGAAAGTGAATACAATGAAAATTTATTAGACGTACAGGGTGGTAGTTCATTGGCTCAAGTTTATCAACAAAACCCTAATATTTTTACTGGAAATTTTTCTGACTATTATCAAGTAGGAAACACTGTCTATAATAAAATTGACGGTACAAAAATAGGAACTGTTAATACTGTTGGCGCAATGTATGGGCTTCCCGGCATTGGTAAATATTTAGGAATGGCTGGTTCTTTTTTTGGAGTAGATCCAGACATGCCAACTTTTACAGTTGATCCTTTTTTTGCAAGAACTTCAGGGTTAGAAAGAGAAATGGGCGGCGGCAATGGCGGAGATAATCGACCAAGCACTATGGAAATACTATACCCAACAGAAGAAACTTTAACAGGCGAAGAAACAGGGGCTAACGAATCAGTGCTTTCAGGTTATGATTTAAATTACTACAACGAAATTCAACCTTACACTACTTTTGCAAGAGGTGGCCTTGCAGCGTTGCCCGCTAATTTTAATCCGATGACAAATGCTAATCCTTTTAGTATAATGATGCGAAGAGGACGATAATGGCTAAACCAAAAGTTGCAACACAAGGACAAGTATTAAACTATTTAGGTAAACAACCTACCGTATCTGGCGTTCCTAAAAAATGGAAATCATCTCCTGACCATCCGGCAACTGAACTTGCTTATATTACTAAAAAAGAAAAAGATGTTTTAATAGATTTGGATTTACATAATTCTTTAAAAGGTAAAGCAAATAAAGGACCTGGCGGTTTACCAAGTTTAAATGGTTTTGCGGAAGGGGCTTCCGCGGCAGGTATGGGTGGTTTTAATCAACCTTCTGGCGGAGGATTTTCACGGCCAGGAGGAGGAGGCGGCGGAGGAGGCGGCCTTGCAGCATTTTACCAACGTTACCCAGGACGTTATCCAGGAGAAAGCATGCGTGAGTATCGACAAAGAATGGCAGCTCAACGGCAAGCAGCAGCAAGAGCAGCTGAGCGAGCAGCAGCTCAGCGAGCAGCTGAACAGCAAGCAGCAGCACAGCAAGCAGCACAGGAAGCAGCACAGCAAGCAGCGGCTCAAGCAGCCGCTGAACAAGCAGCAATAGTACAATTAAGAGAACAAGAAGCCGCAGAACAAGCAGCAGCTGAACAAGCAGCAGCCCAAGCAGCAGCCCAAGCAGCAGCAGAACAAGAAGCCGCAAGACTTGCTGCTATTGAAGAACAAAGAAGACTAGACGCTGAACAAGCTGCAATTCAAAGGCAACAAATGCAACAACACGGAACGCAAGCGTCAACGTCATTAAATCGACCTGCAGCTGCTTCACAACGTTATCAAGGTTATACACCAATGGATTTTGATGTATCTAGAACAGGATCATTAACAGATGCGTACGCAAGAATGTTAAATGTTCCTTTTTTTCAACCTTTTATAGATCAAACTACAATTCAAAGACCTGATTCTTTTATTCCAGGTACATCAATTGATACTAGTATTTTTGGCGTAAATTCTTTATTACCAACTTATCAATTTGATTCAACAACACAAACAGCAACTAATCCTTATGGTCTTAAACAAGGAGGCCGTGTAGGTAAAATGCGTGGTGGAATAATGGTTATGGAAGATGAAGAGGTTGTAAATAACGGAATTAGTAGTATATTAAACAAATATAAGGAAATAAGATCAGAATTATAAGAATTTATGGACGGATTATGGTTAAGCGATAAGATTTTACGTCTTATTCGCGATAAGAAAGAAAAAACTACGCAATATGTAATGCAAGGAAGCACTACAGAAAAGCACGACTATCATTTTATGCTTGGACATTACCGAGCATTAGAAGAAATGGAAGATCAAATTAAAGAAATACTAGATAAAGGAGAAAAAAATGACTGATTTAATTTTACCAGAGCGCATGGCTAAAGCTAGACGCAAACAAAAGGCAAAAATAGACGAAGAAGGCAAAACTGCTGCTGAAATAGAGCAAAAACAGCAAGAAGTTGAAGATATTTATGGTGAAAGAGAGTCAAAGTACATTGATCCTGACAATATTGATGAAAATATAGCTGAAAAACTACCAAAACCTACTGGTTGGCGAGTATTAATACTGCCTTATTTAGGTGCTGAGAAGAGTAAAGGTGGTATTATTTTAACTGACCAATCACGTGAAAGAGAGCAGTTAGCAACCGTTTGCGGTTATGTGTTATCTACTGGCCCTGATGCGTATGCAGATACAAATAAGTTTCCTGAAGGACCTTGGTGCAAAAAAGGTGATTGGGTGATCTTTGCACGTTATGCGGGGTCAAGATTAAAAATTGATGGCGGTGATTTAAGACTCTTGAATGATGATGAAATTCTTGCTATAATACAGGACCCGACTGACATATTACATATGTAGTCGATCTTGCAAA